CCATTCTTCGCCCCTCAAACGCAGCTGGCACAAAACGCAGTTAAAAAAGCGGTAGCTAAATAGTTGAGGTTGAATGGTTGATAAGGTAAATAGTTACAGCCGGCATGAACCATTTAACCCAAACAACTTAATCAAACTAAATACCTCCTCAAAAAAACCTTAAAAACAAGAAATGGCCCAATTTACATTTACAAACAATACCTATGCCGGCGAAGCGCTGGCCGGGTTTATGGCAAGCACGCTGCTGGAAGCTGATTCCGTAAAGCGTGGATTATTAACGGTTATCAACGACGTAAAATCGCGCAAGGTGATCCTTGATGTGGACGATGACGTGGTGCTGCAGGACCCTTCCGGCCTGTTTACCGATCAGGGAACAACCGCCCTGCAAAACGAAAGCTACCTCGATCCGGTAGTATACGAATTTATGAAACAGGAACAATGGGATCACCTCATCCAGTCGTGGGAGGCGCAAAGCCTTAAACCGGGTGCCTTTATGGATTACGAGGGCATTGTAGACCTCTCGGACTTTATGGTACAACGTTACCTGAGCAAGATCCAAATTGCCAACGAACGCCTTTACTGGCTGGGCAAAGGTTCTACCAAAGAAGCTACTTTTACAGCGCCTTTTACAGGCTTACTGCCAACCATTGCAGCAGCTTCGGGTGTATATAAAGTTGGTTTAGGTAAACCGGCAACCTCAATGGCTGCCACGGCAATTGATGCCACCGGCCTGGTGACCGTATCGGACACCTCTACCCTTGCCGACGGCGACGTAGTGACCCTAACCAACATCACCGGCAGTATAAAAGACACTACTAACGGCGGAACAGGCATCGCGGTTCAGGGGCAATCCTACTTTATCCAGGTCGCAGGTGCTACCTCCTTTAAGCTGATCCGGAATTATAACGAGATCAACAGTCGTAAGCCTGCAACCTTTAGCGGTACGGCAACAGCAGCTACCATAAGCTACATTAACGTAAGCAACGTTTTGCAGGTACTGGGCAGCGTTTATGCACAGCTTGACCCGGCAGACCGAATCCAGGAAGATTTTAACCTGCAGGTACCGTTGCATGTGGCATATGCTTTTGCACAGGCACAGGCGAATAAGGCGCTCAACGTAATCAACGCATTTACCGATCTGAAAAAGATGGATTACCTTGGTATTCCATTACAGATCATGAACCACTGGCAGGCCAACACCATATTAGGTGCCCGCTCATCCAACCTGTTTTTAGGCGTCGATCTGTTAGGCGATGCATCCGAACTGTCTACCGTTTACATGAAGCCTTACACCAACGACAACGTGGTGCGCATGAAAGCGCGGATGAAAGCAGCCGTAAACTTCAAATTCGCTAACGAACTGTTTTACCTGAGCGCATAATTCAGGAGGGTTGATCGGGTGAGGTTGATCCCCGGTAAATTAAATCAATTCAGCCGCCCCGGTCAGCCCGGTCCGACCCCATTAAATTAATCAACATTAAAAATTAACAACGCATGTCAATCTACAATAAAATAAACTCCGGTTTCAGTTTAGGTACCGCATCGCCGGTAACCGCCGGCATAGAGGATGTGATCTACATCTTTAACCAGGATGATTTCACCTTAACTTACGATATTACCAACCCGCTCATCGTAACCGGCATCACGCCGGTAGGCACTGCCAATATTTATAAATTTGAAGGCACCAACAACAGCTTTAACACGGTTTCAAAACTGGCGAAAACAGCTGTCGGCCCCCGCTATACTGAGGAAGTCGACTTTAACATCGCCGGGTTTTCAGCCGAAATCAAGGCACAGCTGATGGCCATGGGCTACGGCAGGGTTTGCGCCATAGCCGTAAATAACTACAGTTCAAGCGACTCCGCAATCGAGCTTTTTGGTGCAGTGAACGGCCTGATCTTAACCGACGCCGAACGCAGCGCAGCCGACGAAACGCTCGACGGCGGCTACAAGCTTAAACTAACCAACCCGGATAAATTGAGGGAGCCCTACCCTCCGCGCGCCGTCTCCATAGCGCCAACCACAGGAACCGCCACGTACGCCAGCACCCTTGCGGCAATTGAAACGCTGGTGGCCGCGTAAGTTCCATAGCTAAAAAGTAATAGTCCATGGTTCAGGATGCAAAAAAAGATGGCTATGGACGATCGTCTATGGACCATGGACTTAAAAAAAGCATCCATGACAAAGAAATATAACTTAAAACCGGGCCTCCACCAGTTTGCGCCCGGCTCGGCGGCGATACACCGTAACGAAACCCTGACCGACGAAGAAGCCGAATGGTATTTGCAGCATTACCCGCATATCGCCGGACTGTTTGAACCGCTCAACATGAGCGAACAGCCCGCTAAACAGCAGCCAATAGCAACCAGCGCCAACCCGGCTGACGAAATTACGCCGCCGGTTACCGATAACGGCCCGCAAACCCTTGATGATCCCGACTAATAAACAGAAATTAAATGAAGACCTATTTACCACAAATTGAACGCAGGATATTGGTTAGGCCCAACCAAACCTTCGGCATCCTTAATTACGATATGGATAATGCCTATCCGCAGCGTATGCTGGAGCTGGTGGCTGCCTCGCCTACCGCTAAAGATTGCTGGAACAAACGGGCCAAATTTATTGCCGGAAATGGCTTTGAGCAACCCGGCCTGGGCAGGCAGGTGGTTAACGCAAAAGGCTTAACCCTGGCCAAATTATTAAAGGCCGTGGCAACTGATAAAGCGTTATTTACGGGCTTTGGCATCCACGTAAACTACAATGCCAACTTCAAAATTGTATCCGTAAACTATGTTAAGTTCGAGGACATCCGCCTGGGCGATACCGATTGCGCCGATACGGCAAACAAGTACGCCATCTACTCCGACTGGGGTCGCAAAACCTGGAAAAACATCATGCGCAGCAAGATCACCTTCCTGGATAAATACGACCCTGATCAGGATGCGATCAAACAGCAGGTGGTGGCCGCAGGCGGATGGGAAAATTACAAGGGTCAGCTGTACTATTTTAATCCGGAGGTGGACGACTATCCGCTGATTGAAGCCGACAGCGTTTGGGAAGATTTTGAAACCGAAGCCGGAATAAAGATCTTTAACAACCGCGAAGTAACCACCGGATTTTTACCCTCTACCATGTTATTTATGCAGTCGCGCAGGGAAGAGGCGGACAATAGCAACCCGGATGACGATGAACGCGCCTGGAACAATTCCCCATCGCAACTGGAAAAGGACCTCGGCACATTCCAGGGCGCCAAAAGTGCGCAAAAGATCATCGTGATCGAATACGAGGACGAAGCTTCCAAACCTGAGTTTCAGCCCTACTCTATCCAGAACAATGATAAACTCTTTGAGGCGACCGAACGTTCGGTTGAGGCCCGCATTATCAAAGGCTTCTCGGTACCTAAGGAACTCATCAATTCCGAAAGCACTTCGGGCCTCAGCAACGGCGGAGAAAAGCGCGAGGCCATCCGCGAGTTTAATGATAATACCGCACCCGAACGGCTGGAGCTTACCGAAGCATTCGCCGCAATATTCAGCAACTATTACCGGGAGATTAATCCTGCAAATAACTGGAACATCGTACCGGTACCGGCCAATGCCGCCGACGACCTTACCGGGCTGAAAGCAGGAACCAGCATCAACCAGCTGTTGCTGGCCAACCTCCCTGCCCAAAATAAGATTGCCACACTGGTTTATGTTTATGGCTTTAAGCAAGCCGAAGCAGAAGCTATGGTAAGTTAATTCCATCGCGCTACCGATCTTAAATTTTCACCTTAAATCCCCCGAACGTATGATCTGCCTGATCAACCAAAACACATTTCAGCAATATGAGGATATCGCGGCCAATATTAAACCGCAGCGCCTCAGCATCTTTATCAAAAAAGCACAGGACCTCGACCTGAAACCGTTCCTCGGTCATGCATTGTATTACGACCTGATGCAGCATTTCAACCCTGATGGCACCATCATGGATAACGCGCCGCAACAGTATAAGGACCTGCTCAACGGCAGCGAATACCTGGACAAACATGGCCATATCGTTTTATACGAGGGCCTTATCCCTACCCTGGTATACTTTACGTTTGCCCGTTTTATCGAAGCCGATGCCGTACATTATACCGCTACCGGGCCGGTGCTGAAACATCATGATAACGCAGATGCGCTGCAACCTGCTGACATCGTAAAACTGGTACAACAGCAACGCAGCGTAGCCAACGCGCATGCCAACGAGGTAGAAAAATTCCTGTGGGATAATAAAACCCTCTTTCCGCTATGGCACTATAACGGTAAAAACAAAAGCGCCAGGCAGGCAGGCCCGAGGATCCGCAGTGTTGACCGTACCTGCTTTAACTATCCTTCCGGGTATGACCCATCCGGACTGGACAGCTACTTCCCCATCACCGAGTTTATGAACTAAATCAATTTTCAGCAACTGCCTTACCACCCAATTTATAAAACCGCAGTCCCCTCCATATTTGAACAATTATGCCAACAGATAAAAAAATAACCGACCTGCCCGTAGCCAATAATATTAACGCAGCCGACGTTTCGGTATTGGTAGATAACGGCACCGACTACCAGTACACCTTCACCCTGCTGCTGCAGTTTCTGGAGGCCAACATCGCTACCGGGGCGGCTATCGGCTTCGGCACGGTGCTGCCTCAAAACACCACCGGTAATAACGGCGATGTATTTGTAAATACCGCTGCCGGCTCATTCGCCCAAAAGATAGCCGGTACCTGGACGGTAGTCTACAACCTACCCCAGGCAAACGCTGCCGACGGCACCTTGCTCTACGGAGCAGGCACGCCGGCCACCACGACAGGAAAGAACAGCGACAGCTATATCAATACGCTTACCGGCATCTTTTACCAGAAAACCGGCGGAAGCTGGGCGCAGGTTTTTTCTATGGCTACCGGGCCGCAGGGACCGCAGGGTGTACCCGGCACCAATGGCACCAACGGCATAAATGGCAATACCATTTTATACGGAACCACCAACCCTTCGAATACCGCTACCGGGGTGGACGGCAACTTTTATATCAACACTTCGAGCTATACGCTCTTTGGACCTAAAACAGCTGGCGTATGGCCCACAGGCGTAAGCATTTTAGGAAACGATGGCGCTACCGGACCCGCCGGACCGCAGGGAGCACAGGGACCAACCGGAGCCACAGGTCCGCAGGGGCCTGCCGGAACAAATGGAACGAATGGCACTAATGGAACAAACGGACAAGGAGTGATTCCCGGCGGAACAGCGGGACAGGTACTCGCCAAAATTGACGCCACCGACTATAACACCCAATGGATCACTCCATCTTCAGGCGGCGGCGGCGGATCCACCACCCCAGGCGGCACCAACGGACAGATCCAGTTTAATAACAACGGCAGTTTTGGAGGAAGCGCGAATTTGACGTATAACAACACAACAAAAGAGTTTTATGTAAATGTAAAAGACTATGGAGGATTTTACATAAATGCTCCTATGTTTCCAGGAATTTTTTTTGAAAGCAATGGAAACCAAGTTGGGTATATAGGTGGAGGGCAAAGTTCCCATGCCGAAAACACTAACGACATTTCCGTTTTGAACATGAATGGTGGTTCGTTGACCTTTGAAGCAAATACAATTAGCTTTTATGGGAATTTAATTTTGCCTAGTGTAGGGAAAATAGGCACTAATCCTAACGGATCGATAAATTATTCATTTGCCACCCAATTTTTCTTTAGTTTTAATTGGGGAGGAGTGTCAGGAACCCCGTTGTACAACGCAACTTTTACTTCAGCTGGAAATAACTATACTTCGCCTCAAAACGCTAGCGACTTCTTATTTTCGTCAAGTAGAAACTTTTGTTTTGATAAAACAGGCGATGGGCAGAGCAATTCATACGCTCAATTTAATCCAACAAATTCCAGTCTGATTCTTAATGGAGGGAGTTCAGCAGGTTTTCAACCCGATGCAAGTGCCCTGTTACAATTAGACAGCACTAGCCGTGGTTTTGGGTTCCCGACAATGACAACTGTACAAAAAAATCAAATATCATCCCCTCGGTTAGGTTTGACAGTGTACGATAAAACATTAAACAAGCTTTGTATTTATACAGGAAATACTTGGGAGACTATTTCATCCAATTAGCAATACCGACTTCATAAAAATCATAAGAGTACAATATGTTTAAAATTGAATACTTCCTTTCAATAAAGTCATTCTCTAGCTCATTTTAAATTTTGCCTTATAACGCAAAAATATCTTCTCGAAAAAATGGTATGAAATATTAGCTACTAAAACGAGCATAATTAGTCTAACGATTATCGTATCGGAATATTTAAACAAATTCCAACGATCATTATTTGTAAAAATTTGTTGCCAGACATACAAACTATACGACAAAACGCCAATTTTTTTTATCGTAGCGTTTTCGAGAACATTACTTAAAAAATTTCGCTGTCTTAGGTTAACAACAATTATGTAACCTATTAAAAATGGGAAAATTGCAACAGATATAAATTCATAATAGAAAACCGATACCCTTGTTAATAAAGCAAAAGCAAATACTAACAGTAAAAAGCTCAAAAAATAGCTATCTGGTAAATTTTCGATACGAATAATTTTTTTAAAGAGTAAAATAGAAAATGTAGACCCTACAAGAATACTGGCTGTGCCTTTACCAAGAAGAATTATTAAGGAA